AAGGGGAGATTTCATAAACCCGCCACCAATGAGCGTGCTGAAAACCTTGGTTGCATACATGGCATTGATCATCGCCTTGCCGAACGTCAATATCGCCTTGCCTGTCGAGATTACTTTTCGAATGACCCCAATGCCGAAAACAACCCCCATCGCTGTCAATAAGGTTTGAAGGTTATCGACCACAAAGCGAATCGAAACGACCGTTGCGTGTAGAGCCGTTGTGAGCTTGTCCGAAATGCTTTTTGCGAGTGCCTCATTGCCCGATATGAAATCACTCAATGATTTAATGGCTTTCACAAGCGCATCGCCTAAACCGGCCTCACCCACCGAAAACATAAATTCATCAACATTGTCTCGCAAATTGGTGATTGCACCGCCGAGGGTGGCCGCTTGCCGCGCTGCACCCCCTGCAAACTTTTGCTCACCAATTTCGGCAAGAGCCGCAACAATCGAGGCCGCATCGTTGTTGATGACCTTTTTCAAGCCGCCCATCGTGAAGGTGATTTTATCGCCTTCTTTTGTGGCGGCGATTCCAAACTCTTTTAGCCTTTGAAACTCTCCCATTTTCGCATCGGCAACAGCCTCGGCAAGTTGAAAGATTGATTTCGATGTTCCGCCCGCAATATCCGCGAACGATCCGAGTTGAGCCTCAGTTGGCCGAATGCCTTGCGAAACCAAGATATTGAAAGACGCCACCACCTCTTGCAATGAGAACGGGGTTGTTTTGGCGAAATCTTTCAAAATCTTGAAAGCGCCATCGGCATTTTCAACCGATCCGGTGAAAGTAACGAGCGAGGCCTTGAGGCTTTGAAACTGTTTATTAACCTCAACTAGATCACGAATAAACACACCGGCGAAAACTGCGCCCAATGCCCCCGCGACTTTCGCAACATTTACGAAAGCCGTGTTGACCGTGTTTAGATTCGAGTTGAGAGTTCGAAACGCGCGTTGCGTTTCATCTCTAGCGGTTAAGCGGGTTTCTAGCCTTTGAGCTGCCATTCTTTTTCATCGCCTGTTTTTGTCGATCGGATTGAATTTGCACATAAACCGACCACTCAATGAACTCATCAACAGACATTTCGGCTTCAATTTGTTCCACCGTCTTGCCCAACTTTTCAGCGAGAAAAAACTTGAATTGGCGTTCCTCGCTCTTTCTTAGTTTTTTTCCAAATCCTCGGCCATCGACCCCATGATTTGATTTGCGATCCGCGCAAGAACTTGAGCATCAACGCCATTTCTCAAAGATGATTTGTCTCCGATTTGGAAAACTTTATTGCCCTCGGCATCGAGAGCCTTGATCACAAGAACCTCAGCAAGTGCATCCGCTTCGGATTGATTTTTCACCGCGAATTGCAACTTGCCTTGGTCTTGCAAAGTAAACGGTTGAGAATAGAAAACAAAAGGATTTCCATCCTCATCCGCCCATTCCGGAACAACAATCTCTTTGACCGGTTGGTTTTGATAATGAGCCTTTGCGCGATCGATCACGCTCATCCCATTTGATTTTGAATTAGCCGCCATAATTCTTTTCCCTTATGAAACTGTTGACTCGGTCAACGCTCCGGTGCCTTGGAATGTGATTGATGCCTCAACCAAGCCATCGAATGATGCGGTGATTGTCCGGCCAGTGACCAAAACCGTTCCGCTCATTTTATGATCGCCGGATGTATTACCTTCCATCTGAATGTTCAGAGTCGCGCTTGTGCCAACCGTCAACGCGCCTTGGCCGCTTGTGTCGGTGTCATCAAAGAAAACATCCGCCGAACCACTGAAAGATTTCAATGATGTTTTATATGTTCTCGAGGTGTCACCCATCGACGTATCTTCTAGGGTGTCCATCGATTCATCGATGGAAAACGATCTTACTTCGGCAACCTGGTCAGTTCCGACCAAGATCACCCCATCACTACCACTGAATGTAGCCATTTTTTAATCCTCACTTTCAAGGGTTTTGGGTTTTGCGGCTTTCACCGCCTTCGATTTGGATGAGGGTGATGCCTTCCATCCTTTAGCCTCAAACGAGGCTAAATCTTCTGCGTTTATCTCGACCGGCGATCCGCCGCTCGGTGGATAAACTTCCATTCTCTTTGCCATCTTTACGCCCTTTCCTTAATAGACCGTTTCTGCATCGGCTTCCGTTGTAGAATACAGTATTTCGAAAATAAATCGACCCACAACAACAGGTTTCTCGCCTTCACCCGCAAAATCGGCCTCGAACGAAATAAGGCGAGTATCCTTTGCATATCCGCCCCGAGTCCGATCGGTTGCCATTGCCGCCTCGATTTCCGCCGCGCTCGCGTCCAAAATATCATCCGCCGTTGCGCTTTCAACATAAACCTCAACTGACACCTCGAGCGAGCGAATAAGACCTCTCGGCGGCTTAATCGTTTGAGCCTCAATCGTTTCGCTCGAGGTGTAGACACAAAGACCAGGCATCCTGGCGCTTTGTATTGGATAAACCCTCGATGCGAAAACATTCGTGCCGGTGGTTGTGAGGCCGGTGAGAGTTGTTTCGATATTGTCTCGAATGGATTTGCGAACGTGCGCCATCTAGTTTTTCTCCAATGCGAGAACCGTCATTCCGGTGCCATCGTGATCCACTACGCGGATCGTGTAGGCGGTGGAATTAACATTCAAGGCGTCACCGTCCACGGCGTTCGAAACGTCACTTGTACGGCATAAAAATCGGGGTTGCCGAACGGCCATCGGAATATTGCCACCCGCGTCAACCTCAACGATGTCATTGTCGAAAATGCCGTTGACGGTTGAGGCCGATCCGCCGTTTGGCGTATAAGTTGCCGCGACACCGAAATCATCAATGCCCACAAAAATCGCTCGATCGTCTGCCGATTCAACCGCCATCAATCAATTCCTATTTCTTGGCTTTCGCGCGAGTCTTTGGTTTAGGCGTTGATGATTTCGCCAAACCCACTGACCGATCCGTTTTAGGCTCAATTTTTTTTTCCACCTCGGAAACACGACCGATCGATTTCAATGCCGATGCTTCGGATGCGGCAAGATCAATGACATCCCCCGCGCTTCTACGAACCCCACCGGCAAAACATGATTTCAAAACTAAATATGGCATTTGATTTCCTCAATAAATCGAGAGAGGCGTTGCCGCCCCTCTCTGTGTTTTATTTATCAACCATCATTGTTGAAGGCGAATGCAACCGCATGACGAACCGCAACATCGCAAGATTGCAATGCAGTGATCGAAACGCCGCCGGATTTGCTTGATGAGTACGGATCAACGATCAACTCGAGGCCACCATACATACCGACTAACAACTGGCTGAAATCGCCAAAATAAAGATCACCGGCTGTTGCCTGATTGGACACGATCGCATTGTAACCATTCATCAACCCACCATCAGCAACGAAACGACCCGAGCCGCTGTCAACCGCTGTTGTTTTCAATGCGCCATACATGCCCGCGGGCAAGATATAAGCCAAAGAACCGGCGAGTGCGTTATCTTCCGCAACCGCTGTTTCCATCGCTACAACCTCGGCGAAAGTTGGGTTCGCCGCTGCAAAGTTGGTTGGTGCATTGATGCCAGATGTGTTCTTGATGCCTGTTGGCTGACCAGAGGAACCAGAACCCGCCAATGCGCCGAGATCGATCGCAGAAGCGATTGACTGTGTTAGGTCATCGCGAATCAATGTCTCGATGTCCATTGACGATTGGTGCATCATGTTGCGCGTGACGTCTGTTGTCGCACCAACGGTTTTCATCGACATTGTAACCGAACCAAGTGTAGGCTCGCTTTCTGTCGCTGCCGCGCCCTCGGTGGCAATCCAGTTTGCAGTTGATGCGGCTGTTTTCTTAGGAATAACAACATCACCTTGAAGACCGGACAACATACGCGCACCCGCTGCCATCACGCTTGACGCATTGCGTAGAACGTCGATGAAATCACCAGTGCGTAAATCCTCGGCAATCAATGCCGAATCGTCGCTTGTGTTGATGTCACGTTGGTTCCACTGACGCAAAACATCGCCAGGAATCATCAAGCCGCGTGTTTCGCGACCCAATTTGCGTTGTGCCTCGGCTGAAGCCTCAAACTCAAATTGTGCTGCGCGTTGCGCGTTGATGTCTGTCGGATTTGCCATCGCGCGGATTGCGTTGATGAGTGAGAAACGACGAACCTCTTTGGTTTCCATGCCGATTTCGTCGGCGGTGGTCAAAGGTTGGTCTGCCGCTGCAACTGCCAACATTCCGCGAAATTGCTCAACTGATAAGCCGTTTTTGATGGCTTGATCGGCAAGATCACGTTTGTTTTTAGATGCACCTAATTCTAGGATTTCATTTACAGTCTTGGCGTATTCTGCGCGAACGTTCGCCTCAACCGCTTGAATGTCTTGTTCGGACATGGTTGGTTCCTTTCTTTCGGCTTTTGCCGGAATAGGGGTTGGGGTTTGCTCGATTTCAGCATTGCGATTCGTGCCAACAGAGTCATCCGCCGGAATTGAAACAATGCTTGCCTCGAAAGGTTTCCACGAACGAACGCGATAAGTGTTCCCACCTTCCGCTTTTTCGTCACGCTCCATTCGCCCGATTTGATACCCGATTGAAACATTGTTCCGAATACC